TGGTCGTGCCGGCGCTGTTGACGCCGCCGCCGACCGGCGTGATGAAAGGCTCGCATCCTCGGTAGACCACCACCACCACACGCGTGGCGTTCGTCCAGGTGCCGGTCGTCGTGTCGCTGGCGATTAGCCGGCGCCAGCCGACCGATGCCGAGCAGGTTGTGCCATCCGCCGCATTGGTGATGTTCGTCCAGCCGGCCGGGATCGTGGGGTTCGTGGTGCTGCCGTCGCGGAACGCGAACACCAGCGCAATGTCCCCTGGCTGGAAGCTGGGGAGCGTGGCGCTGTTTGTGCCGCTGGCACCGCCGACGTAGCTGATAGCCACCGCACGGCCTCACTCGTCCCAGTCGAAGTAGTAGTCCACGATCTGCCCCGAGCCTGTCGGGCAGATGATGCCGATGCCGTTGGCCGTGCCGGCCTGCACCAGGATGCCGTTGTCACCGAACGTCCAGATGACGCCGGAGCCCACGGCGGCGCCGAGCGACCCATACCGCAGCGGCGATCCGACCGCGCCGTCGGCAATGTGCCCGGCGAAGCCGGTCGCGTTCTGCGCTGGTCCCAGTTCGTCCCATAGGACTTCGGTCAGGCCCGCGCCGACGCCCGTCGCGTTGGTGAACCGCACCAGCGCAACGGCCAGCGCCGTGCTGGTCGTGTTGAACACGCCGACCTCGCGCAGCTTGAGGTTCCTGCTGGCGACAGCAAAGAGCGATGCCGCAGCACGCAGGGTTGTCGGCGCTACCGTCGAGCGCCCAGCGATTGAGAAGCGAGCCATCAGATCCTCCTTGCGCCGCCGAACGAGATAGGCGCGATCGGCGTGATTATGCGTGGCGCCACCCCGGACGCGGTAGGCTGAACCTCAAAGGTCACGCCCGACAGCCACTGCGCGAACCCGGTGATGTCAGCCTCGATTGTCCAGTTTCCAGGGTTGTAGGTGCCGGCGTTCACGGCCTGGTAGGCACCAAAGATCCGTGCGCCCACCGGACTTGTGGCTCCACCGTCGAACCGGGTCATGCCGTCCGGCTGATCGACCAACAGCTCCGGCAAGTCTGTTTGGACATAGCCCAACAGGCTCACCGCCATCGATCCGGCGTTGTCGATGTTGAGGTTGGACGGCGAAAAAGTCTGAACGCTGTTGCCGCCAGCGATGCCGGTTTCGACCACGACGTCGCCGAGCGGCGTGGCGTTCTGGCCCGAGAAAGCGAACGACACCGCAACGCAGTCGTAGTGCACCGCGTTCTGGCAATCGAGCGCGACGGCAGACTCGCTGGCGCCGGCGACTTTGTATTGCGCCCGGCCCACCATGTCTTGCGGGACGCCGGCGCGATACTCGTAAGCGCCGATGTTGTTCCAGCCCGACTCCACGGCCACGGGGCCAACGCCGAACCCGCCATCGACCGTCTGATAGGTCGCGGCCACCCACAGCTCGCCAGCGGCCAGCCCGCTGGGTGGCGACACGCTGATCGTGGTGCCAAGTCCGCCACCAAAGTCAACGGCGGCCGCAACCGAACCCTCAAAAGCGACCGCCATCAGACCGCCCTTACGGTCAGCGCGGTGCGAATGCTCTCGAACACTTCGACCTCGGCCTGCGCGGATCGCACGTCGCGCTTGCGCTGCTCGCCTGGCGTCAGTCGGTTGCGCTCGACGGGAATCCCGATAGAGCAGCGGAACGTCGTCTGATCAGTGCCGTCCCTGTTCTTCGGTCGGCCAGGCACGCGCACCGAGAACCCGCTGCCGTCCTCGAGCGCGACAGTGATCTGCGCAACGAACGGCACGTCGGGCCAACTCTCGATCGTTGCGCTGACCTCGATCTTGTCGGCGTCGTCGCGCGTGAACGAGTCGAGCGAGAACGGCCCGTACTGCCCAGGCGCGTAGACCTGTGAAGCACTGGCGATTTCGCGAGGCATTACACCGGCGACGCGCGGTAGAAGCCGGCCGTGGCAACCTGCGCCGTGATGTCCGAACCGTCCGGGGTCACCGCGAAGTCGTGCAGCGTCAGCGGCACCACGTTCGAGTCGGTGCCCGCCGTGGTGTCGTTGTCGTAGGCCACGATCAGGTCGGTCCAGGCGCTGCCGGCGCCGACGCCAGTCCACGTCTGATCCGGGATGTCCAGATCCACGCGGTCGTTGGCGTCGTCGGGCGCGAACGCCACGATGTCGGCATCGGCCAGGGTCTTGCGCGCGTAGCCGCTGTTCGTCACTTCGGCCGCGTTCGCGTCGCCCTCGATCGCGGCCATCGTGTCGTAGTCACGCAGCGTCGCGTCGGTCGCGGCGCCCGCGTTAAGCGCGATCACCAGCAGCGCGGAGTTGGCCGGGTCGTTGGTGTCCACCCGGTTGTAAAGCTCGGCGACTCGGCCCAGCGCGATGTTAAAAACGAGGTTCGCCATGTCACACCCCCGCTGCGGCGCTCATCGAAGGCGCGAGCGCGCCCTTGACCGCCTTGTATTTCGCGTGCTGCTTCTCGTCGAGAACGCACTCGAAGTGATTAATGCACTCGTACCCGGCGGGGCTCGAGGCCGACGGCGATGGCTTGCCCTCGAACCCGTGCGCCTTGAGGTACGCGCGCGCCTCGGCGGCCACCAGCTTGCCGACGCCGGTCGTCAGCATTTCGCGTAGCGCGAAGTCGCTGATCGGAATCGGCTTGCCGTCGTGGCAGCAGTAGTAGCCAGGCCGGCGCTTCACGGTGTAGACCAGCGGCTCGCCGGTCGTTAGCAGCGTGAGCTTGTTGGCCTCAAGCTTCATCAGGCCGCCGGCGATCAGCTCGGCGACCAGCTCGGTCGAGAAGTTCTGCTCGGCATCGGTGCCGGTATGCCGGAGCTTGAGCCCGATCACCTTGGGCGCGCCAGCTTCGAGCGACGCCGGGTCGTACAGTCGTTTTAGCAGCATGGCGCCACCTCCTTGTGTTGTTGCGCTTACGGCGCAGGCTGCAACTCCGGCTCGCCAAACGTGATTTCGGCAGTGACGGCCTCGGCCTCGACAACCTCAAGCGCGCCGGTCATTTCCACCGGACGCACTTCGCCCGACAGGTCGGCGTCGAACGACGCGATGATCTGCGCGACGCCGCCGCCCACCGCCTTCACCAGCGCGGAGTTCGGGCCGGTCTTTTCGACGGTCGCCACGGTCGGATCGCTCGACCCCCACTCGACCTCGCCATCGATGCGCGCGGGGCGGCCGGCGGCCGTCAGCGGCCGGACGGAAACTGCGACTTGTTGCTCGTTCGTGATGCGTGCCATAGTGCCCTCGACAAAGGTTTGCCGGCCGAATAGCCAGCGGAGGTTGAAGTTCTCGCGGCCTCGCTTGCGCCATACCGGCCGCAACTCCGCTGCGATCAGGTCTACTGCTTGACGCATGGCGCCACCCGATCGGTGCGACCGTTGACGCCATAGAAACCGGCGGCCCCGACCGTCAGGTCACACGCCGAACCGATGTTCGCGGTCCCGCTTACTGGCCCACGAACACCCCCAGCCCACAGGTACGCAGCCCTGCGGACGCATTTTCCACTCAAATCTTTGTCCGCGCTCGAACAGATTGCGGTCGGCGCCACCACCCAGCCGCCTGGCACGGGCGCCGGCGGCGGCAGCGGCAGCCGCGCGGAAACGGCTTTCACGTCAGGCTCGAGGCGCGGGTCGATCGCGGTGCCGGTGGCGTACTTCACCCAGGCTGCGGCGCGCTCGCCGTCCGTGCCGCGCGCCAGCGTGTCGGCGATGGCGAGCCAGTCCGGCGGGAACGCCGACCACGGGCCGCCGGCGATGTAGTGATACAGCTTGCCGTCGATCCCGGTGCAGCCGTAGCCCCACACCAGCCCGACGCTGGATGCCGCGTACACGATCTCGCGCTCGCGCACCCTAGACGTGGAGTCGGCCGTGCGCCAGATCGTCGGGAACGTCAGGCTCGGCCAGCACTGCGGCTGCGCCAGCGCGCTGGACGGCGCGATCAGCGCCACCAGCACTGCGATCGCCATCAGGATCCGCTTCATTCGACCGCCTCCGCTCCTGGTTCGGCACTGGCCCGCGCCACGTTGCCCTCGCCGTCGTAGTCGAACTTGAGGGACTTCGGTCGCGCTCGGGCCCGCTCGCGCTCCTTCGCCACGTCGGCCGCAAGGCTGGCGCCCAGTTCGCGCAGCCGCGCGTTGCCCTTGATAGCTTCCATCCGCTCGGCGTGCGCGTGATCCTGGCCCTTCGCTTCCGCTTCCATCTGGCGCTGCTGCTCGAGTGCTTCGGCCTCGGCCTGCTGCTGCTGCGCGATGGCATCGGCTTCCTGCTTCATGCGCTGCTCAAGCTCGTCGTCCGACGGCACGATGCCCTCGGCGTCCACCTCGATCGCCTTGAACACGTCGCGCAGCTGCTTCGCGCGGCCCTTCTTGCCGACGATCGCCATGTCCTCGGGGTTGCTGCCGACCAGCGCCAGGCCTTGCAGCTTCGCCTGCGTCTGCGCCTCTTTCACCAGGATGGCGGCGGCGCCGCGCGGCACCGGCACGCAGTCGCCCTTGATCGCCGGGTCCGGGTGCCAGAGCATGTTGTAAATGTAGCTGCTGGTCACCGTCGGCTGCATGACATGCACGTCCACGTTGCCGATCGCCCGGCGCAGCCCCTTGGCCGCGTTGTTCATCAGCATCGACAGGCCGGAGTAGGTATCGGCCGCACCGCCCACGCGCTCGTTGCCGTAGGTATATCTCGGAATCCCCGTGCTGTCATCGGCCTTGATCTCCCACTTCTCGATCGTCGCCATGAGGTTCACGGAGTTGTCCGGGATCTGCAAGACGCCGACGCCAGGGTTGACACCCTGAGTCGGGTCCGACTTGAGTTGCACGACGCGCCACGGGAACACCGCGTTCGCGTCCTCGCCGTCGGCGAGCCGGTCAATGTGCGTCCACAGCATCGGGCCGCTCGCCATGCCCAGGTTGTCGGCCAGCGCCGACGCGGCGGCGTTCACCATCTTCTGGCAGGTTTCCGCCAGGTCGGGCACCGACCGGCCCCAAAAGGCGCCGGGAGTCGCGTCGTAGCAGGCTTTCCAGTACGGGCGCCGGCCCAGCGGATCGCGGTTGATCGCGCACCGGATGACGTAGGGTCCGATCAGGATCGCGTCCACCTCGTACTCGCGCACCGGGTCCAGATCCTCCCAGCCGCGAACCTGCCAGGACATCAGGACAAAGCCTGGGACGCTGCCCCAGTAGTGCAGCGCGTCGATGACGCCAGCCGGTGACAGCCAGGTGTAGTAGGAATCCTGTTGCAGGCGCTGGCGCTCGGCCTCGGTCCACAGCCAGGCCTCGAGGTGCCCGCGCGTGTAGTCGCGCAGCGCCTTGCGGATCTCCTCCTCGCGGTAGTCGTCCAGGCCGATGCAGTCGAACAGTTCCTGGCGGGTGTAGCGCACGCGCTCGATGAAGTCGCCGCTCTGGCAGTCGCGCGCGTAGGGCGCCGGGAACGCATCGAACGGATCGACGCGCGCCCACTTCTGGATCTTGGCGTTCTCGACTTTCAACTGCCAGCCGGGCAGCCACTTGAGTTGCCGCTTGTGGCCGTAGAACGGCCCTTTCATCAGCGCCGCCGGGTAGGTCACGAAGTCCTCGACGAACGAGTCCATCGCTTCTTCCCACCCGCCCTCGGCCATGCAGTCGGCGATGGCCTCGGTCATGCGCTCGGCGCGCCGCTCGGCCTCGCGCCGGTAGCGGGCCTGCACCTCGTCGCGCAGCTTCTCGCCGATCTCGCCGGCCACCGATCGGAACTCGTCGCGCGACATCACGCCACCGCCCGACTGGTTCGACTCAAGCATCACGGCCTGCGCCTGCTCGGCGGCCTGCTGAACGATCTCGCGCTTCTTCTCGTCGGGCAACTCGGGCATCGGCGAGGGTTTCAGCATCCACGGCCGGTCGTTCACCGGCATCAGAACCTCGCGGATCCAGGCGCTCGCCGCCCGGCACTTCGTTTCCGTCAGGTCAACCCATACGAAGTTGAGCCCGCCGGTCTGCTCGAGCTGGGCCAGTTCGGCAGCGGAATAGACGCCGCGCCTGGCGCGCAGCGCCTTGAGCAGCCGCAGGCTGACCTTCTCCTTGAATATCTTGTTGGTCTGCCACTGCTTGCGGATATGCCCGGCAAGCATGCACTCGGACGCCACCGATAGGTCGGCCGTCTTGGCCGCGTCCTCGGACTGCTGACTGCGCTCGATGTCGTCGAGGGACGCGACGCGCACCATGGGATTGATGCCGACGCCGGTCAATCGCTGCGCAGACTGCTGCATGAACATGGCTACGCCCCCTTGCTCCACACGACCGGCCGGCGGTTGCGCGGCTGCGCCTTGACGTTGAAACGCGGCGCCGACGCGATGGTATCAGCCACGAAAGTA